TGTAACCAACGATCTTGATGATTATTAACCTTTACCAACCCTATATAATCAATGATCGCTACATACTTATTAGGTTTAGCTTTAGATGCATTCTTTCTAATCACGCTAAGAATTCCACCAAGATTGAGGATCCTATCATATATTCTCAACTTATGACTTCTTACCCACTCAATTCCATTTGTTACCATAGAACTAAAAGCTATATCTAAGCTATTTGACGGATTTTTCAATTTTTGGCTATCAACATTTGCACTCCTAGAAATGAAACGATTAAGCATCTCACGTTTGTTCATTTCAAGGGTAAAAAAATCAACTTGAACTTCTGGATCATTCATCATAATTTGATATGCTAGATTAACCGCATAAGCCGTCTTACCTACTGCAGGTCTAGCACCAATTGTAAAAAGCATAGACCCATACAAACCACCAGCTAATAAATCATCTAGTCTTCTAAAACTTTTAATTCCTGCTGGTTGATTAGTTGCTAATCTTTCCTGAAGTTCTTCAATTGCTCCTTCAAGTTCTCCGTTATCATCTTCTTCATCAATTTTGGATAACTCAGAGATTGCTTCTGATAGATTAGCTAATTCCTGTTTTTTTGGTGATTGCTTGTAAACATCCATACTAAGTTCTAAATTACGTTGAGCATACATCTTGTGTAGTGACTTAACGTCATTGTCAAAGTTAGCATCCGTTACAAATTGACCTTGCAAATCTACTAAATGCTTATATTCGATACTTCCGTCATTAGTCATTTCAGAATAGATATTAAACAGAGTACGCTCTTGAACTTCTAATTTTTGAATAGCTTCTACAATGTTTCTTAATCTGATATCCTCAAACCACTCATAGTTAATGAATGTACTATCTGCTAAATCAGGTTTATTCAGTAGGGCTTCCACCACCCTTAACTCTATTTCGTTCAAGTCTTTCTAACTCCTCTCTTATAGCTATATTTCCTTCAGTATCACTTTCATATATTTCTGGATGTTCAGATGCATATAGCCTAAGTTGATACAATCGTTCCTCTTCTTCTGTTCGTTCTGGGCGGCGGGCGGAACTGGTATTACTTTTCTTTTTTTGTGGTTCAGGCAAGCCTTCCTTTGCTTCTTGTAAGTAGTTATCAAAGTGACTTAATGCAAACAATGTATTAGGTCTTAAATACTCTTTCATTTCAGTATCTTTCCACTTACCAGCTTTAAATGTAACTACCTTAGCTATATCTTCTTTAGTAAAACCTTCATTCAATCTTGCATTAATATATTTTTTAAATAATGCTTTGCTACTAAAGCTTCTTCCAGTTATTTCATTAAACCAACTAATAAATTTATCGTAATCAAATCTATCTTTCTTATTCTCTTTATCTACTTCACTATTTATATTATTAATACTTGTAATATTCCCTTTGCTTTTTTGAGCAATAGGGTCTTGCTCATTTGTACTATACCTATTGCTTTTTTGAGCAATAGGGGTAGAAACTGGATAAATTTTTCTTGAGATTATTTCTTTTTTGTCATTTCTCTCAATTTCAATTCTTATATAGTTCTTTTCTTTTAAATGAATTAGCCAATGTGAAACAGTTGTCTTCTTTACATCATACAAATCAGCTAAATAACCATTACTTGCTGTGCAATATCCATATTTATTTGCCAATGCTGTAATTTCACTAAATAATAATTTTTCATTAGCTTTAAGTTCTTTGTCATATCTAACATCAGCAGTTAAAATAGAATAATAATTAGGTTTCTCTTCCATATTTATCACTCCTTTCTGTATTCAAACAACTCTCCTGGTGTAACATCTAGAACTGAACACAACGTATCAATCGTATCTAGCTTAATCATTGACGTTTTATCGTAATAAAGTTTGGTTAAAGTGCTTCTTGAAATTCCAGTGCGTTCATGAAGTTCCTTTATCTTGATTCTTTTCCTACCCATGATTGTGGATAAATTGTTAATAATCATATTTGCCACTCCTTAAAGGGCTTCTCACCCTTTCGGCAGTCTTAGCTTACTGGCTCTCGTAATTTCCTTTGACACCTAATTTCTTAAGTGTTTCAGCATCAAGTTTTATTCCATTGATTGGTACGTGATATAGTTCTGCAAACTTCTCAGCACCTAACTGATGATAATTCTCATGATGTGTTCTACACAGTGGCATTACGTGCTTTTGTGTATGGTCTACTTTTCTTCTATCAACGCCCATTCCCACCGTATCTAGGTGATGAATGTCAGCAGAATCTCCACAAACTAAACATCTTCTATGTCTGCAGCACTGATAGATAAAATACCGTTCCTCTCGTGGCAACTGTTTATAGCCTTCCTTGAAAGGCACGTTCCACTCAAACATGAAATCAATTACCAAATCTATCAGCACGTTCACATCACTTACACTTGTTTTAGAACTATCTGCCAAACTGATCTCTTTGCCTGTATACGCTGAGTATTGAAGATAGAACATATCCTTGATGTACTCTTGTGGCATAACAGACCATTGAACTATGTCGTTAATAAGTGCAAAGAATAGTCTTCTCTGCTTTGCTCTAAGTTTTCGTCTATCTGCAAGCTCCCAATCAATATAGAATTCATCCTTAGAACCACTAACTGTTTCTATGTGATCTAAATTAAGTGATTCAACTGGCTTGATTGCCAGCCATTCCTCTTTGTTATGAAAAAATCTATACGCTCTAGACCTTTCCATTGGCTACACCTCTAAAATGGCAAGTCCTTATCTGGAATATCTATTGTTGTTGAGTTCTTTGAAAATGGATCAGTATTTTCCAATGTAGTTTGTTCAAACGGATTCGTTGTTTCTTGTTTTGATTGATTAGAGTTTCCAAATGGATTTGTGCTTGTTTCAGTTGCTTTTTTAGTCCCATTTGGTCTAAACACTCCATTGGGTTCACTCTTTTCTTTAAGCTCTTGTTGTGTCTTAACAGTTAGATGATAATTGCCATTATTTCCTTCTTCCCAATCAACTGTAATATTTAATTGCTTACCTTTAATTCCATTCACAAATCTTTCTAAGGTCATATTGAAGTTAGTACCATCTGGAAAACCTAAAGCTGCAGTTAATGTGTTAAATCTTTTCAACGAAAGTTGTGTAGCTTCTTCTGAGCTTTCATCCCACACTATGTTGTGCCATTTAATTGATCCACCAGCATACTTACCATCCAGAACTTCATAATCTAAGACAGCCATCTCTTTACCTGTTTTAGATTTCTTAGCAACTGAACTATCCATGATCTTTACGTTATAACTACCTGCTTCTTCTACCATCTTTCCAAAAACTTTACTTGTATCACTTGTAAATCCAAAACTCATTTTATTTCTCCTCTACTTTCTTTTCTTCTTTGACTTCTAATAAATCTTCTGCATGTATCAAGGTTCTATCATCTATTCGATTTTTACCTTGATTTCCCTGTTCTGGGTCGCAATCTATCCACCTACTACCATCTTTTTTGTAAATACGACCCACAAAATCAAACATTGATGTGAATGCATTAAATGTTTTATCATTCATGTCTGGACTAAATCTACCGTTTCCAAGACTTCCACCATTATCAATCTGATGTGCTGTTGCTAGTACAGTTACACCACTATTTCTTAGATACATTCCTCTTTGTCTAAACCAAAGTTGTAACTTCTGATAATTTTGACGTCCATCTCTTGACTTTCCATCAATATTTTCTAGCACTAAGTTTTGAAGTGCTGACATATTATCCAAACAGATAACGTCATATTTTTTACTTTTAATAGCATTTTCAAGGGTTTCTTCTACTAAATTTTGTATATTTTCTTTGTCATGCTCCTCTATTACTGCTATATCAGTATCTGCACGTCCAAGCACTACATTTGTTGACATGTCAAATGAGAACAGTAATTTCTTTCCCTCAAACTGATTCAGCAAGCTTGTCTTACCAGTGCCACCAGCTCCGTATACAAAATACAGATATGGTTGCTTCGGAATTTCACCGTTAAAATATATTTTCAACCTTTATCACTCCTTTCTCTCTTTGCTCCACATCCATACGCTATCCTTGCTGACTTTCTCAGCTAGTTTCATAAGTTCATAGTCTTTTTTAGTCATGCTTAGTCCTCCGTACTGATTACAATTTTGTCTGGTTGTTCTTGAATTTGGACACCATCAATAACTTCTCCAGTGTTAGTATTTACAACCTTATTTCCAACAACTGATAGACCATCTAAGCCTTTCTTTGCCGATTTTTTAAATAGCCCCTTTTCTAATTTAGGAACGCTTGTTACAAATTCAGTATCTTTTAGCACATCAACTAATTTACTTTCTTCGTAAATCCATTTAGATTGTTGCTTTCTTGAAGATAATTTTCCATTAGGGCTACTGAATTTGAACTTAGGATTTTTAGCTCTTTCATTTGTAAAGTACTCTTGCAATAATCCTTCAAAATATTCTTTGGATTCGTTAGCTTTAGAGTTCTCACGTTCTAACCACTCATCAATACGTTCGTGATTTTTATCTGCTAACTTTTTATTTTGATTTATCGTTTCATTTGTTTCTCTTAGCTTGTATAAAGCCCAATCTGCTTTCTCTGGAGTATCTACGATAAATCTATCTTCTGTAACTTCTGCTTGCTCTAATTCATTTAATTCAGCCATTGTTATTCTCCTTGTGTTGTTCTAGTTGCATTTTCGTTAGATCCATCATTACTTTTACTTTGACTCTGTAAGATTCGTTAAAATCATCTTTGTTCAAAAAGTAAAAGCCTTTGATGAATTTGTATTTATCTTCAAAATCATCTATCGCTTTCATCATTTTTAAGATATAATGAAAGCTGGGTAGAACATTTCGATGTTTGTTTGAGTCAGTGACTGCAATCACTGACTTTTTTATTCCCACCAATTTAATCACTTCCTTTCATGTTCATCTTCGTCGCCCCAGTCAAAGAACGTCCCATTTTCAAGGGCTTCAAGCATTGGATACAACATGAGACCTACTAAGATACCTACAACCAATATTGACAAACTAATCATTTCGATTCCTCCTTAATTGAAGCTAAAACAGCTATAGCTAAAACGACCCAAACCGCAAAGCCAAAGCCAATATACAAGTGACCCATCCCAAAACTTAATCCACTAAAGAAAATTCCAACTAAAGCACTTAAATTTACAAATCCTTTACCTGCGTCCATCACTATTTACTCCCTTTCTTCGTTTCCATAATCTGTACAGGTCTACACAACCCGCATAAGCTATTAACAACAAAATTCCATACACACACCACAAGTTATTGCTCATCATTCCAAATAGCCCTCCTTATAGCCATTTCGATTTCTTTATCAATCTTGACTTTTGACAAATCTTCAATGATGTTGCCATTTTTGTCATAATTAATAACTTTGAACTCTCTAGCTTCAGTTATCTTTATCACTCCAATCATTGAATTTATCCTTAGCCCAGCTCACACCAACAAACACAACTATGTAAACTAGGCAAGCAACTATAACTGCCAGGATAGGTTGCATCTAGTCAGCCCCTTATCTTCTTCAAGATACAAATCTTGCATACCAAGCAAGTCACACATTGAATACAAGGTTTCTCTATACATTTCCTTGTAGTCGTCAATCGTGGAGTCAACACCGTTAGTTTTCATGGTTGCTCCTTTTTCGCTAAGTTCTAGCATGAATTTAATAGCTTCTCTTACGTTTTCGAATTCCATTACTTAACATCTCCTTAAAACAAGTTCCCTTGAGCATTTGTTTTTTCGATTTCATCTTTAAGCTCGAATGGTGGATACCAGTTGTTGATATATTCTTTAGCTTCATCAAATCTCTTCATTGGAGTATCAACGTATTGATTTACATCAAAACTATGTCGATAAGATTTAAATAATTCGTTGTAGAGTTTTGAACGTAAGCTCCTGTCTTGATATGAATTACTTTCGCTACCACCACAAACTTGAATGATTTTCTTGTTTCTAGCTTTTGTTAATTCCTTATTTCTAGGACTGGTTAAACCAGACAAATTCATTAGGAAATTAACTTTTTCATTTTGTTCTTCAATCTTCTTATCTTGGTCTTTCATGACGCTATAAAACATTGTTGACATCTCAGCTAGATTTGTTGGTAATCTAAATTGCGTTTCTTCTTTAATTTTCTTTTCCATTTGATTAAATGCTTCAATGTACTTAAGCTTGAACTCCATAGCTTTTGAACCTGTATATCCCATTGCTATCAAAGTGAACCCGTCTCTATTCATAAAGTAAATTCTTCGATTACGTCCGTATGAGTCTGGTTCATTGCTTTCAAAAAACATCTGTCCAAAATTGGACACATCTTTTAAAGCATCAATATCACGTAAAACGTGTTGATGTTTCTTTTCAAAAACTTCTGCCAAAACCAAACTTGTTGTAACGACTTGCTTGTCGTGCATGATTACTAATTCGTCCATTTCAATTCCTCCTTATTTAATTCTTAAATCTGAAATGATTTTTAAAATGACTCGATTTCCTCTAGGCGTTATCTTTCGCCCAGTTAAAAAGTCGGACATGTCTTGTTTCTTGATACCGTATGTAACGGCTAATGAAGTAACTGAAATGTCATTTTCTTCAAGGTACTCCATAATCTTTTCTCTACCTGGCTTTGTTTCTGGCACTTTAATCACTCCTTTCTTAATTCCTACCCACCCACCCTACTAAGTAAGCTTTGAAGTAAGCTTTAAATAGAACACTTTTTATGAAAAAATATTGACTACTAGCCCACAATAATGTACTATTAAAGCGTAGTTAATAAGCGCAACAAATAAGGCTCATAATCAATCTTGGCGGAAATAATTATGCTCATATCGTTGCTTATTAACTGACAACTTAACTTACAAGAAATAGTATATCCCATGATAATGTGATAGTCAACAAAATATCCCATTATTTTATACTTTTTTCTTGTCTAGCTTTTTGGAAAGGACGATATTGCTGTTATGACAATACTTGAACGTATCCAGGAGCTTGCAAAGAAAAGAGATATTACTCTAAAAGAATTATCCTTAGAACTTGGTTTTAGCAAAAACTACCTATATTCTCTAAAAACGCAAGCTCCTTCTGCTGATAAACTATCGAAGATAGCTGACTATTTTAGAGTGTCTACTGATTACTTGCTTGGCAGGTCTGATGATAAATACGACTTGTCACCACAAGAAAAAATTGACATAGGTATTGAAGCTGAAAAAATGATGAAAGGATTGAATGACGAAGGCTCTATAAACTTTTATGGAGAGCCAATGAGTGACGAAGATAAAGAAGCTACTTTATCAGCTCTGAATTTATTAATGACTATTAATAGAAAGAAAGCTAAGAAAAAGAAAGATATGAATTAGGCGGTGATTGTGTGGCATTAAAAGATGACGTCAATTCATTAATTGAACTTTATGGAACTTGTGACCCAGAACAGATTTTAAAATGCATGGGTGTAGCTATCTGTAATACAGACTTACTACCGCCTAGCACTTTAGCGATGAAAGTTACAAGTGACAAGGAAACAACAATAGGTATTTTAGATAGTTTGTCTGAGCATACTAGAAAATTTGTTTTAGCTCACGAACTAGGACACGTTATAGAACACGCTAGTTGTTCTACTACATTCTATAGGTCTTTTACTTCTGGCTATGGTGTGCCTAAGATTGAAGCAGGAGCTAATAGATTTGCTTTCTATCTGCTATTAAGTGGCTTTGAAATAAATGAGTCGTTTAATAAGTATGATTTTGTTAGATCTTATGGCCTGCCAGAAGAACTAGCTAGGTTTGTGAGTGTTTAAAAAATAATACATAAAATAAAGGAGTAATTAGTTATGATTTTACCAGTTAGAATATTGATGTTTTTGCTTATGTTAACCATTGCCTATTTCATATTTAGATGGAATAACAATAACTCTAAAAAGAAACGTTGGTATGCATTAGCTATTATATTTGCTTTAAGTAGTTTTGGTGCTTTAACAGATACTCCAGAAGCTAGGCATCAAGAAGCAGTTGAAAGCAGCAAAGCAGAAAGCTCTTCAATTAAAGAATCGAAACGTAAGGAAAGTATTTCGATTGAAGAAGATGTAAAATCTTCAAGTTTATCAGAAAAAAAAGCTAGTTCTATCAAAGCTAAGCAATCATCTGCTAAATCATCTGAAAGTAGCTCTAAGAAAATTCCAAGAGAATATGTTTCTGCTTTGATTAAAGGTCAAGAATATGCTGATAGTATGTACATGTCTAAAAAGGCTGTTTATAATCAGCTTACTTCTGACTATGGAGAAAAGTTTTCTTCTGACGCTGCTAATTATGCTATGGCTAACATTAAAGCTAATTGGAATAAAAATGCATTGCATAAAGCTAAGGAATATCAAGAAGAACAAAACATGTCACTAGATGCAATCTATGATCAATTAACTTCAGACTACGGCGAACAATTCACACCAGATGAAGCTAATTATGCAATTCAACATCTTAAAAAATAAGCTATCGAATGGAGTGA